TACGTTCTTCCTCGTCGCTCAACTCCTGCTCTTCTTGCCCTGCTTTGACTGCTGCAAGTGCATTGGTCGCATAGTCGCGCATGTCGTCGTCCGTGAAGAGATCACAGTCAGCAAAACCGCAATTTATAAACTGCACAGCCTCACCACGTTTTATTGTCGGCTCTGGTAGTTGTGGCAGTTTTACTTGTGTTGCATCAGTCATCTCTCACCTTTAAATTAACACTACGAAAAACACGCCCTTAGCTCGTCTATTTCATCTTGCATGTACTGCCTGACAATTTCCGTGGTGACTATTTGATCATCGCTAATGTCACGCTCTAGACGTTCTGTATATGGCAAAATTCGCCCAAATCTAGCAACGATTGTGTCTCTGTCGTGTTTAATACAATCAGGCCTTTCGCAGTGATGGCCGCATGAATGGATGTGGTCGGTCATCACTCCCCCTTATATGGTTGCTCTGCAACATATTCTGGTGATGCTGCAATAGCTTTTTTAACTGCATCCCATGCATCATGTTTGCGATCACTAATACGTACAACTTCCTCTAGCTCTTTACGAGGAACGCACACAACATCTGCACTATGAAAAGGCACTTCTAATAGCAGAGCTTGTATTTGATCCATATCTTTTTCGTACTCATACAATATATTGCAGTCGGATATAGTACGAATTCGACTTAGCACTTCCTCTAACCATTGCTCACGAGTTTTCATTATTCTGCCCTTTTAGCCGGTTTGATTTTTTTACGCAGCATTTCAGCATCTGCGGCATCCTTCTGCCCTTGCTCGTATGCTTCGGCTAATTTGCCGTCTATGTAATCAAACAAAGTTTTTATTTTTTTACCCATTTTGTTTTCATCACATAGCTTAAAATCCGCTAACAACAATGCAAATTCGCGACTATCAATCGTTGGCTTTGTCATTTATTCCTCAACTAAAATTGCTTGAACGTCACCGGCGGGGCGGGGGAAATTTTTCTTGACTATTTCAGCTTCATCCATTGTGTCGCATGGCGTGGATGTGTATATCACTCCATCTAAGCTGTAAGGAAATATCCACATTTCCCGCTGCTTTGGTTTCATGCGTAGATTTGGTGAATCGCTGGGCGTGTCATAAATAACTGTGTCGATCTCAGCCAATACAAGATACCCGCTTTTGCTTGCCCCAATGAAATAGCAGTCTTGCCATATACCAGAAATTTTTGATTGCACAGCCTCGCCACGTTTCGCAGCTTCTAAATCAAATTTGCTCATTTATTCCTCCTCTCCAGCATTGCATCTGCTGCGTTATATGCATAATCCGCCACCAAATCTATATTTGGCGCATCCTCACTAAAAGATGCAATTGCATTTGGAGATAATGAATCGTCTTCATACCCGCCATGTGCTGAAATAAGCGCCTGCATCGCTTTAGCTGCAAAATAATCTCGCAACGTAATTTCGGTAATGTCTTCGCTCATGTTGTTACCTCTCTTTGCTCGGCCATGCAATTGAACGCAAATCATCTTTCTGCTGCGCGAGTGATGTTATTCGTGCTGCTGTTTGCTCCATCTCCGTAATCGTCCATCTTGCAAGCTCTAGCAAATCCGATTGACTGGCTGGCACATCATCAAAATCAGGCTGCATCTTGCGTAATATCTGAGACGCGCACGAAGTTAATTTACCGACTAGCTGCGATAGTTCTTTTTTTGCTTGCTCGTGTTCCTTGCGTATCGTTGAGTATTTTCCGCGAGCAAGTAACATGGCGTCGTCGTATTTTTCAAAGTTGATCATTTTTTTACCTATAAAAACAAATCCAAATTCCAAGTATTGTTAAATCTATTTGGTATTTTTGTTTCGCGAATACGCACCATTTAAAATCAAGCCAGAATCGACGATATTTAAAAATATTCATCTCGAAATCGCCAAATTTAGGCCAGCAACTTATGAATTTAATTTTCATTTTGTAAGCCGTCTGTTAGACGGCTCCCTAGTAAATTAGAAATTAACGTCCCAGTCGTCAGGCATTGCCGCGCTTGTATTCCCGTAACTTTGCGAAGTGGGGCGCGCCCCTTTAAGTTTTTTAATCGGAACCAATTGCGCTTCCATTTTTTCAAGAATTTTAGCGTCGGAATTCTCGATTAACTCAATAGCGACTTGACCTGTCTTTGCATCAAAAAAACCAGCAAACGACGGTTTTTCGCCGATACTTCCGTCTTTTTTTGCGTACTCTTCCATTTGCAGCAAGACGCCTATCGGCTTATTCATTAGCGCTTGGTAAACATCTGCAGTACGCGTAACCATGCCGTTAGCTGTTTTGTCATATTCTTCAATTTCGGCTTTTTGTGCGGTAAGTTCTTTAGCTCTGATGCAGCGCATTAATGACATTAATTGCTTGTAACCGTAAATTTGCTCCCCTGCTGCATTCACTGTCCACATCGTCAAATAATCCGCATTTTTCCCATTTTCAGACTTGAAAGAAAACTCAATCCCGTTTGTTCCTTTTTGGCTCGTCACTTTCTTTGCAACGGTGAAAACGCCAATATATTTCCCTGTTTCGTTAATACGCCCATTGCCTGAGTCTGCCTGTTTTGCTGCTTCCGCGTCGAATGTGTAATCGCTCATTGCTCTGTTGCTCCTGTAAGTTGGTAATAATCTTGAATTTGCGCGTCTATTGCTGCTAAATCGTTCGGGACGCGCTCCGAATCAAATAAGCCAATCGGTGTTTTAACCGTGTCATGTCCGTTATTTCTTGTGCTGAACAGGTAGTCTTTATCTGTTACGACGGTGCGCAATACGATTGTAAAAAGACCTTCAGGGGTGATCTTGTCGTCTAACATCTTCCCGATTGTCTTGATACGAATGTCGCCTTGGTCGCTTGTTTGCGTATGACTGAGTAGATACACGCGCACATCATCAGCAAGCGTATTGGCACAGTTAAATAGCTCCCATGCGTGCTTGGCTATCTCTGTAAATTTGTCATAACCTCGCTCGTCAGAACGGCGCATAAACTCGTTTGCTAACACGTACTGAAAATCATCAACAACAATCACTTTGCGCTTTGTACGTCGCATGATCGTGCTCATCGCTTGCCAGTCGTCAGAAACAAAAATATTTCCCGTTTTGTTTTTCTCTGCGTCGAAATATGACCAGCCGTTAGAGCGGAAGGGGAGTGGCTTCTTTACAACTTGTATTAGTAGTGTTTCGGCTGGGTTCATATTGCGAAGACTTGCAGTTTTCCCGCTGCCACTCTCCCCCAGCACTACCGTCGATATACTCATTTTGCTTTCCTTTAATTTGCGATTCAATTTGCTCTAGATACTCTGCTGCTTCTGCTTGGTCTCGCTCAATCTGCAAGCAAGACATTTCCTCTGCACTGCTTTCGTCGTGGTCAATCATGTACTCTCCACGCATTGCCGCATCTAAAATTGGCTTTGCCGCCTTTTCTAGCTGCCCGTACATTTCACTTAAATTACCCATGATCCAATCCCCTTAACTTAAAACAAACATCGTCCAACTTTTCGCGTGTTTCTTTGTGCTGCTTGCTTAAAATCTTCATTGCCTCGTGATACTGCCTGCGCACTTCTGCAACTTGCTCCAGCTCGACGTAATGACGTGCTAGAAGAGTCGATTTTTTGTAGCGCAGGAACAAAACTTTCAGGCTTGGCAGGACGGGTGCAAACAGCTCATCCAACATAGTTTTATCAGTCATGATCTAAGCTCCTAAGAAAGTAGCGATGCCTTCGACGAACCAGCCAGCAAATCCGAACAACAAGAAAATAAAAACAATTGCGGCAAAGTCTTCAAGCGTTGATTTCTTGTATTTCTTGTACATGTCATCTCCCTTTGATTAATTTCCAGCCTAGTTGCCTGCGTATTTCTTCCAGCGTCTGTTTAACTGGGTCTTTCTTGCGATCCCTATTCATCCAGTGCCGCACTTGCTCTTTACTTGGTTTCGTCTGCATCTCATCCCCCGTTTAGGTTTTGAAACTTGCCCCTCATTACTGCACCGGAGGGGCTTCGGCTGTCCCTGCGCAAGACTAGCGGCTCTCGATGCGAGTGAGCGTCCAGGCATCATTAGGTTCGCGCTGCCAACACCTGATAAGCTTGTATTGCGGCCTTATCACCGCTTGTTGATTGTCGGGCTACCTTCATTTTTTCCACTTTGGAATCGTGGGCGATGGATGCTATCCACGCAAATCCAGTCATGCGACTATCAACACAAAAGAGGGCATGGATTGATACATGCTCAAAACTGGCGTTGCAACCTTGCGTAC